ATCTAATACTTTGATAAATCATAGTATGAGAGACAATATAGCAGCCGGTATCTTCTTCTACGCAACAGATACTAACAGATTTTTATACTTACTACGTAATGATAGTAAGAACCCAGGTAACTGGGGGATACCCGGTGGCAAGATAGAGATTAACGAGACACTATTTGAGGGTGCTGAAAGAGAATGCATGGAAGAGATTGCATATTTTCCACCTAATGCTAAACTCATCCCCATACAGAAATTTATCAACAATACTTTCACGTATCATACCTTTTTCTGCCAGGTTGATAATGAATTTATTCCTGTATTGAATCATGAACACTGTGGATATGCATGGACTGACTATGAATATTATCCCAAACCAATGCATCCCGGATTGTTTAACACTGTAAACTTTGATATAGTGCAAGACAAATTAAAGAAACTCATAAAAAAAGCCGCTTAATGCGGCTTTTTTTGTTAGACAATATTACGATTAAGCGTATTGCAATTGTACTGATTTGCCGGCTACAGGCGCTGCGCCGAAGTCATGTGTTGCTGCTGACATTGATGCAAATTGATATGTTCCGCCTACTGTTGCTAATGAGCGTTGAACCAACGTAGCACGGTGGCGCGTTAGTTTGATAATCCAGTAAGTGTTACCATCGCTATCAGTAGCGACCATGTACAGTTGACCTTTTGCAGGGGTATCACTAGCAACTAAGTCGCAAACTGCTTTACCGTTCGGAGTAACCACTTCGTAGCCACGTGCGCGTGACTGCTTTATGATATATTCACCGGTGTCGATATTTGTACCATCGACATTAGCGTGTACGTTAATTAATTTTAAATTTGATTTTTTGAGTGAGCGTGCCATTTGTTTTCCTTTAAGATATGACCGTTCTAGGGACTACGCTGCGGCTTCACAGCATAAGTTATATGAACTAAGTATTTATCTTAGAACGTATTTAATGCAATTCGCTTCCACACGTTTGTCGATGTGCAAACATACACATAATCAGCATCCCAGCAAATCTGACCCTGAGTACCAGTACTAGTACCTGTTTGAGTAGTCATAGCTGACTTGAACAATGTTCCTACTTCAATTGCACCAATTGACACTAGTTTCCCTACTGTCAATGTGTTAGTAACTGCATTGTAAGTAAAATCTGACTCAGATGATACTACGTTACCGGTTGGTGACGTATATAATACTGCATTTGCAACTAGGGTGTTTAATGTTAAACTTGATCCAGTGATACCGTCAAAAACCACACTAGATGTAGTAGATACGTTTTGTCCGATACTAATCTGTCCGTTAGCAGCATAAGTAACACCGGTGCCGGATGAGAAATAACTACGAACTTGAGTAGCATTTGATCCAGTATAAGTGAATGCACCAGTAGTGTTATTATATGCCAACGAACTATCACCAGTTGATGTGACACTTAAGTTGCTACGCATATTAGCGATAGCCCAGCTAGGTAATACGTTACTCCAACTAGGTATTGTACCGTCAGTGATTAAGATTTTTCCACTGCTACCGGTTTGCAGGGGTAGTGACCCGCCCGAACTTGATATTGCTTGCCATGATAGATTGCCTGAGCCGTCAGTAGATAATACACTACCGCTTGTCCCGCCGTCAATGGCTATATTAGATGCATTACCTAACTTAAGTTTATTAGTGCGAACAGGTGAACCATTACCCAACAAATTTCCAGTCCAGTTAACTAGTGTGTTAGCTGCGACTCCGTCACCGTTACCGATAATTAATTGACCAGTGCGTATGTTTTGTATATTGAATACAGTATTGCCGGCGCCTGCTATAGGGGCAATTATTTTTGTCTCACCGCTATACGTTACTCGGTTATTGATTAATGAAACTTCTGTCATTAGCTCAGTCTGAGTAGTGAAACTGACGTTAGGATCGATTGGAACTAATACAGGATCGTTTCCAATGAAAACTTGTCTAGTATCAGTCGAGAAACCGATTTCGCCAATATCAAGCTGTGGCAGATCAGTGTTTGCCCCAGTTCTGTGTTGGATTTTTGAGATTTGTACAATGGCCATAGTATATTCTTTATGTGAATATACTATTTATCTCGTGCTAAAGGAACTTCATGTAGTATTGTTCGACTCTTCGGAACCACATGTCAGTGTATTTGACAAATTCAGCACCCTCGACAATGAATTCCTGATACATACAATTAGGATCACACATGAAAATGACCCCTTTTTGAATCTTTGTGCCATGTACTTCATTATGTGCATTAGCGTATGCTGCTAATTGAACAAAGTAATCATCGATCCATTCACGCTTCTTGGGTTTGTTAGTCTGCTTGTGATCCATGATAGCTTCATCACCATCATGAACACCGCATAAGTCAGTGGTGCCAGCATATACCTTAGGGAAGTATAACGGAACTTCTGTTCCCCAGTATTCACTACATTTGACCATGCCCTGTGCAATGATAGCCTTGGCCATTGCATTACTTTGGATAGAGTATGGATTAGAACCGGGTTCTCCTACAAGACCTGTCTTAACATAGTCTTCTAGCCACTTGTGCATACGAGTGCCTCGTCCAGCAGCTTCGGTTGAAATTTCTTGTGCTTTTACTGCACCGACTCGCTTACGCCAGTTCTGCAATGCTGCTTTTGATTCTTCTGATTTAGTTGCGTCTAAGATAGTAGTGACGCTAGGGAGTTTCTCACCATCGGGCGTAGCGTATCTACGAACACCATCGATAGTTTGCCTGGGAATTGCTACGTAGTTGTATTTGTTTGGGATGTACATTATAGTCGATTATAGACGACTATAGTACCAGAGTCAATGTATTCGGTTACTTACCGGTTTGTTTGCTTGCCATTTGCTGACGAATCTTTTCATTTTCGTCTTGTGATTGATCTACTGCGGAATCTAAATCACCTTCTTGACCCTTGAATGTAACGGTGTCATCGTTAATGTCAGCAATGATATTGCTCAACGGATCTTTTTGAACCATGTCGAACAGATCAGCCTTATCTAAACTGATTCCGTTCTTGTTTAATACAGTTAAAAATTCATCAGTTGACATCGGCTCATTAGTGGACTTAAGTTGGTTCGTTACCGCAACCAACTTAACTCTTAATGGATCCGCATCACTAAATTCGTATAAACGCATGTTTAACGCTTTACGCGTCCAACTGATGGCATCGGCTCTTCTGGTTCTTCTGCTGGCATTTCTTCACCGCCCATTTCAGAGCCCATATCAGCGCCATCCATTTCGCCGCCCATGTCAGCACCCATCTCTTCGCCGCCCATGCCCATGTCGCCGCCCATGTCGCCGCCTTCTGCGCCCATGCCGCCGAAGCCTGCGCCTTGGCCAGTGATGATGCCAACTGCGCCTTGCAATCCTGTTTTAGATTGTGTGATAGCTGCTTGCAATGAAGTCAATGCTTCTGATACTTGGCTACTGAACTGTTCGCCCTCACTTGTACCAAACTCACTGTTAACCCCGTCAACTACAGCAGGTAGTTCTTTGACAAGCATATCAGATACTTGTTCTACCATCTTTTGCATAGCATCAACCATCTCTTGTGCAGCTAATACAACTTGTGATTTCTCAACTTCTTCGTTTTCTACTACGATACGTGTATTGTACATTGGTTGAGTGCGTAGATCACCATAATGATGAGTCAATGCTTGCTCCATGAATACTAACTTCAAGTAAGCAGGATTTTGTTCCCCACTCATTGAGCGTCCTTTAGCTTCTGACATAAGGCGCTTGACCTTAGTAAGCATTTTCTTAGTCTCATAAAGACCTAATTTTTCAACATTGAATGTAGTATTGAAATGTTCTTTTAAAGCCTTCTTGGCTACGGTCGTTGTTTTGTTGTTGAATTCTGTAAGTTTCATAGTTGTTCCCAGATTACTAATAAAGTATTTATCATTTTCTAATTTATTTTGCGGAGTTTAGTTCAAATTGTCTGTACTGCCACGATTTGCACTTTTCTGTGTAGATGTTCATTTCTGCCATAATTGAACGTTTCTTTATCTTGTCTTCATTAATTTTAGTAAGATACAATATTCTCTTTTCCATATCCTGTGTCTTTTTGCATAGATTCTCATGCACTAACAGATTGTGTACAGTACCGCACAACAACTTATCCAGATATAACATCCTAGCAGAATCATTGAAATTTTGGCATTTGTCTAATGTAGCCCATGTGACTGCATTCCGTAACTCAGTGAAGGTATGTGTTGTAAACGTGTGCTTCTTTTCTACAGTGTATCCAAGTTCATTTTTTCTAATAATATAGGTCCCAAACAAGTTGTAGCTACCATCATTATCTTGAAATATCATTTTTCTTTCCAAGTGAGACATTTTCTCTTTGTTGAGAAGTTTGTTCAATATATCAAAAGTTTTAGGTTCATTCATTTTCATCGGGTATTACCTCAAAATATATGTTACGTAGTTCTGTACTTGAATCTAAGAACGTCGGTAACTTTCCCCACTCGGTACCTATTTGAATCATAGGAACTCCGTCACAGTCTGCATATAGATATCCAAATTCATTGATACCGTCATCAAACACACTATGGAAATTGACAGTGAAATCAAAGGTCCAGCATGGCTGAGGTTCAGATTCAGCTTCAAACAAAAATCCAAATTTATCGAATTCTGAAAAAGTTACAAGAGATTCTATTGGATCAGTGATATTTTCAGGCTGACTTCGTAGTGAAGCAACTTGTAGTATTGTGTCAAAATTGCATTGTGTGTTACGTTGCTTTTGCCACTTAGGATCAGGGTTATTAGAATTTCTTCTGTTGGTTACA